TGAGCCCGGGCGAGGCGCTGGACGCCGATGTGGCGGCGTTGGCACTCGACGCGCTCAATTTCGCGACCGACGAGTGGAATGGCAGCAAGGCGTTTCTGTTTCGCGAGGTGCTGACCACCTCCAGCGCGATCAGCGCGGCCACGGGCACGCTGGGCAGCACCTGGGCTGGACTGTCCAGCGGCGACGAGATCCTGGGCGCCACGGTGGCCTACAGCGCCACGCTGGACGTTGCGCTGCAACCCATCACGATTGCGCAGTACGCCGATATATCGATCAAGGCGCTGTCGACTTACCCAGCGTACTACGCCCACGACGGCGCGACGACGGTCTACCTTTACCCGGTTCCGACGGGGCAGACGGTGACGCTGCGTACGCGCCAGGTGGTAGCCGACTTTGCCGACCTTGACACCGATTACGCGATGCCCCGCGGCTACAAGGCAGCGCTGGCCAGCATCCTGGCCGAGCGCCTGGCCCCGGCACTGCTGGGCGGCATCAGCGCGCCGGTGGCCGCCGCAGCCAAGGCGGCCAGGTCGCGCATCGGCGCGCAGGCCATCAACCCGGCGATCATCAACGGCCGGGCCTTTGTTGGGCCTGTGGCGCGCATTCAGCGGGGGTTCTGACGCATGGCCAGCCGCGACACGATCAAGGTCATCGGGCCGAGTTATTCACTCGGCGACCGCAAGAGCGCGGTGCAGCGCTCAATCAATTTGATGATGTCCGAGGTCGAGGGGCTGGGCGAGGCGCGCCAGCTGGTGCTGTCATCGGCGCCTGGCCTGGTGCGCACCGCGACGATGTCGGGCGGTTTTCGGGGCAGCTACAACACCGACAGCCGGTGGTTCGCGGTGTTTGGCGATGTGCTGTATGAGATGTCGCCGAGTGGCTCGTCTGTGGTGCGCGGCACGCTCTCAAGCGCTGCAGGCTTCGTGGCGATGAAATCCGGCCGCGACCAGCTCGTGATCGTCGACGGCGCGAACGGCTATGTCCTGAACTTGCTCACCAACGCATTTGCCCAGATCGGCGATCCAGACTGGCGCGGATCAGACTGGGTCGACGAGCTCGACGGGTATTTCATCTTTGTCGAGCCTGGAACAGATCAGTTTTATTTGACCGCGATCGACGACGCGAGCGACTTGGACGGCCTGGATTTCAGCAGCGCTGACGCATCACCCGACAACATCATCACGCACCGCGTGCGCAAGCGCGAGCTGCTGATTTTCGGCACCAGGTCGACCGAGGTGTGGATCAACAGCGGCGACCCTGATTTTCCTTTTGCGCGCTACAACAGCACCCCCATCGATGTCGGCATCGTCGGCGCGCGCGCAGCCTGCATCGCTGCGGACGCGCTGGTCTGGTGTGGGCAGACCGACCGGGGCCGCGGCTACGTCTACCAGATGGACGGACACCAGCCGGTGCGCATCTCTACCCAAGCGGTCGAGGAGTCGCTCGCCGCGTCGACCGATCTGTCGGCCTGCACGATGTGGAGCTACCACGTCGCGGGCGCCGAATTCGTCGGCGTCAACGCGCCGGGCTTGGCGACCACCTGGGTCTATGACCTGTCGATCCGCCAGTGGCACGAGCGTGGTGAGTGGGTGAGTGCTGCCTGGACGCCCTGGCGGCCCGAGGCGATCACTTACGTCGACGGCGCGCAGTACGCGATGGCCGGCACCGGCGTCTACCGGCTCGACGACACGGTGTACTCGACCGACGGTGCAGCGCTGATGCGCGAGCGCACCTGGCCGCACCTGGTCTCGCCGAGCTTTGAACCGATCACGTTCCGCGCGCTCGAGCTCGCCTGCACCACGGGCGGCCCGACCACCGGCAACATCACGCTTGAGGTCAGCAACGACGGTGGTTTCACGTTCTCGGCGCCGCTTCAGCGTAGCCTGGGCGCGATCGGGCAGTGGATGCACCGAGTGCGCTGGTTTGCGCTGGGCACCGCGCGCGACCGGGTTTTTCGGCTGCGCTGCGCTGACCCGGTGAGTTTGACGATCCACGCCGCGACGGTGGACGCATGACCACAATCACCACCCCGCACGCTGGCATCCCCATCGGCACCGTCACCGTCGGCGGCCAGCGCGTGGACGTCGTGACGCACCCCGAGTTCGTGCGGTTCTTCGAGTCGCTGGTCATCCGCGCTGGCGGCGTGACCGGGCCGGGCAGCAATGACCTCGCTATCAGCGCGTTCGAGGACGCTGGCATCGAAGAGACCAAGGCCGCGCTGGCCGCCGCGCGCGACGAGATTGGTCAGATCGCCAGCCTGCGCGCCGAGGTGGATGCGCTGCGGGCGATCGTGCAGGGGCTGCAACTCGCGGCCACTGTCAGCACCGAGGTGGTGGCAGGCAACATCGTGCGAGACGCGGTGCTGCCGGCGCACACAGTGCAGGGCATTACCGTGGGACTGGGCGCCAACGCGGTTGCAACCAACACGGCATTCGGAGCTGCGGCGTTGTCAAGCGGCAGCCTCAGCGGCACCAACAATCTTGCGCTGGGCAACGGCGCAGGCAGCGCGCTGACCACCGGCAACAACAACACGGTCATTGGGTCGCTCGCGGGCACCGCCGGCTTGGCTGACACCGTGCTGATCGGCGCCGGAGCAACCGAGCGCATCCGCATCGACAACATAGGCGACACCTACACCAGCGGCAGGATGGTGATCGGCATGCCGGGCACCTCGGCCACCCCGTATGGCGGCAAGCTGCAGGTTTCGGCTCCCGACGCTACAGCCAATGCGTTCCTCAAGCGATACAGCGCGGACACTTCAGCGCCCAATTTGTTCCTGATCAAAACCCGGGGCAGCACGGTTACAGACAACGCCACCGTCAACAACGGTGACGTGCTTGGCAGCGTCACTTTTGCTGGCACGCAAGGAACTGGCACCGTGGGCGTTGCGGCTGTCACTGCAATAGTGGACGGCGTGGTGAGCGCGACGGCGCTGCCCTCTCAGCTCACGTTCACCACCACCCCTGCAGGCTCGCTGTCCGGCTCGATGCGCATGGGCATCCGACAGGATGGCGTTGTCGAGATGTACATCTATGGCGCGGGCACGGCAACATTTTCCGCGTCTGGGGTTATCAGCTCCGTCTCAGACGAGACCTACAAGGTCAAGGACGGGGTCATTGCGGACCCCATCCCGATGCTCATGGCGCTCGAGCCCGGGTACTACTACGGCAAGCCCGAGGCCAACATGGGCACCGAGCGGCAACTGGGCTTCTACGCGCAGAACGTGCGCGCCGCTATTGGCCCCGAGGCCGCACCCGACCCGCACTACCAAGTTGACGAAAACGGTAAGGCGTCTAAGGTGAAAAAACCTTGGGGCTACTTTGACCGCTCCGTGCTCGCGGTGGCGGTGGCTGCGATCAAGGTGCAGCAGGTGCAGATCACTGCGTACACAGCACGCATTGCGGCGCTCGAGGCCGCCAACTTACAGCCAGTGAAATCCAAATGACAGTCACCAGCAAACCGCTGATCACCGCAGGCTATGCCAGCAACGCCGAGACGACCGAGTACACGGCGGCGTCAGGCATGCGCACCATCATCGACAAGTTTTCCGGCTACAACGGCACGGCCGGTGCGGTGACGCTCACGGTCAAACTGGTGCCTGCGGCTGGGACGGCGGGCGCGACCAACATCGTCGTCAGCAAGGCGATCGCCGCTGGCGTGACCGAGACATTCCCCGAGGTTGTGGGCCATGTGCTCGAGCCGGGCGGGTTCATCAGCGTGTTGGCCAGCGCCGCGACCAGCATCGTGCGGCGCTGCAGCGGGCGGGAGGTGACTTAAATGGGCTGGGGATCTGTCATTGGCAGTATCGGTGGGTTTTTGGTAGGCGGCCCAAGTGGCGCCGCGATCGGTGCTAGTTTGGGAGGCGGGATCGATCAAAGCAACGCCGCAGGCAAAGCGGCGGACAGCCAAGCCGCGGCGTCTGCAGCGGCGATCGCCGAGCAGCGCAGGCAGTACGACCTGACGCGCGGCGATTACGCGCCGTACCGTGCTGCGGGCGTCGACGCGCTGGGCCAGCTGCAGAGCAACATCAACAAGCCCACGACCTCGGCCGATGTGATGGCCGATCCGGGCTATCAGTTTGGGCTGGACCAGGGCCAACAAGCGATCGACCGCAAGATCGCAGCCGGCGGTGGCCGCGTGTCAGGCGCCGCGATCAAAGCCTCGGCGCGCTACGGCACCGACTACGCGTCGACCGGCTACGCCGCAGCCGACCAGCGCCGCAACGACAGGCTCAACCGGCTCGCGGCACTGGCGGGCATCGGGCAGACGGCGACCAACGGCACCGCGATCACTGGGGTGAATGCAGCCAACCAGATCAGCGGCCTGACCAGCGCGCAGGGCAATGCCGCCGGGGCCGGGCAGATCGCGCAGGGCAATATTTGGGCGAACACCGGCAACCAGCTGGCGGCGCTGTACGGGCGCGGCTCGACGCCTGCCCTCAGTGGCGGCTACAGCAGCATGGCAACGCCCGATTACGCAGGGACCAATGGCGGGTTCGGCTACAAGGGCGGGACGGGGGGCTTCTGATGGGCGCTGACGCATCGATTTTCCAAACGCAGCCGGTGCGGTCGGTTTCCGACTACATGGGCGAAATGGACCTGCGCGACCTGCGTCGTGCGCAACTGACAGGCGCCACGCAGAACAACGCGCTGCACGCGCTGACGATGGACCAGACGCGGCAGACGATGGCCGACACCCAGCGCCGGCAAAACGCATTGCGCGCCGCCGTGCAGGCTGTAGGCCCGAACGCAGACCCGACGCGGTTCGCTAGCGCGCTTCTGCAGAACCCGGACACGATGGATGCCGGCGTGGCGCTGCAAAAGCATCTGGCAGATCTCGCCGAGACGCAAGCCAAGACCAAGCGCTCGGCCGGGCTGACGCCCGATTTGGTGGCCACCACGGCCAAGACGGTGGGTGAGACCACAAAATCAGCATGGGAGTTGCAGCAGGATCAACGCCGCTCGGCGCTGCAGCATGTGGCTTCGTTCGACTCGGCTGACCAGGCGGTGCAGTCGATCAACACGGACGCGAAACTGTCGATGGCCGAGCGCAAGATGCTGCTCGACAGCATGCCGACCGACCCGGCGCAGTTCCGCACCTGGCAGATGCGCCTGGTCAGCCAGCTCGCCACGCCGCAACAGCAGGCCGAGCTGGGCATGCCCAAGATGGTCAGCGCTGGCGGGGCGCTGGTCAACACGAACCCGATGTTCGGGCAGATGGGGCAGGGCGCGCCGAGTGCGATTCCGATCACACAGTCTGCGGACAACAAGGCCACGGTTGGCGCAGCGATGGCAAATGCCGGCGCGCTCCGTGACCAGGCGCAAGCAACCCGGGACTCGGCAACCATTCAGACCGGCTTTGCGAACGAGACGAGCCTGCGCAAAGAATTTGAGGGCCTGCCCGAGATCAAAAACTACAAGCAGGCGTATCCGGCATTCGCAGCCATCAAGGACGCCGTGCAGCGCAACACGACGCAGTCGGACATCAACATCGTTTACGGCCTGGCCAAGCTCTACGACCCCACCAGTGTCGTGCGCGAAGGCGAATATGCCACGGTCGCCAACAGCCCAAACATCCCTGAGCGCATCAAGGGCTATGCACAGTACCTGGCTGGCGGCGGAAAGCTGAGCCCCGAGACCAAGAAGCAGATCATGGCCGAGGCCGAGGGCCGGATCGGAACGTACAAAACCGAGGCCGACAAGGCGCGGTTCAGCTACGAAGGCATCGCCAAGCAACGCGGGATGAAGCCCGAGGCTGTGTTCCAAGCGATGGGAGATTCCCCGCTGGGGGCTGGTGGTGCCACTAATGCGAATGATTTGCACCGCAATGCCGAAGCCATCATGAGGGGCAAAAAGTAATGGCTACCGCCGACGAATACGCCGCCTGGATTGTCAAGAACGCAGACAAGCGCGGCACGCCTGACTTTGAGACTGTCGCGGCGGCGTATCGTGCGGCGAAGCAGACCAAGCAAGCGCCAGAGGCGGCGCCAGACCCCACAGAAGGCATGTCGACTTTCGACAAGGTGGCGGCCGGTGCTGGCAAAGCCGTCTACGACATGGGGCGAGGTGTCGGCCAGATGGTCGGCCTTGTCAACCGCAAGGATGTCGAGGATGCGCGCAGGCTTGATGCTGCGTTGATGAAGACCACCGCCGGCCAGGTCGGCAACGTCGTCGGCAATGTGGCAATGCTGGCCCCCGCAGCCATGATTCCGGGCGCCAACACCATCGCCGGCGGCGCTGCCATCGGCGGAATCACTGGACTGATGCAGCCATCGGCAAGCACGGGCGAAACGCTCGCCAACGTCGGCATAGGCGGCGCTGCCGGCGCTTTCGTGCCGCTGGCGCAGCGCGCATGGACAGTAGGAAAATCGCTGTCCGAACCACTTTACGAAGCCGGGCAAAACGCCATTGTCGGGCGCGCACTGAACAAGGCGGCAGGCAAGGATGCGCCAGCAGTTGCCGCCAGGCTCGCAAAGGCTGCGACGCCGTTCGTGGGGCCATCCAAGGGCATCCAGCGCACGACGATGGGGGAGTTGGTGCCCGGATCGATGCCGACTGTCGGGCAGGCCTCTGGCAATGCCGGCGTGGCATCGCTCGAGCGGGCCGCTACTGCGACAAACCCAGATGTGACCAACGCGATAAGCGACCTGTACAAAAGCCAGAATAGCGCCCGCGTTGGGTTGCTCAGTGACATGGCGGGCGTTGACGGTGAGCGAGCGTTTACAGCCGCAGCTCGGGACGCGACGGCCGATCAACTCTACGGCGCAGCCCGCAGGATTGGCGTCGATCCGGCAAAGCTGACCCCCGACGCGCTGCAGAGCATCGCCACTTTCTCTCAGCGAATCCCTGAATCGGTGCTGAACAAGGCCCGCGAGCTTGCCAAGATCAGCGGCACGCCGATGACCGACGCCACCTCAGTGGATGGCATGCACTGGGTCAAGATGGCGATTGACGACGGCATCAGCTCAGCCAAGGCGGCCGGGACTGGCACGTTGGCGCGGGCTTACACCGGCCTGCAAGACGACTTGCTGACGGGCCTGGACAACCTGAGCCCGGCCTACGCTGTGGCGCGCAAGACCTACGCGGATATGTCGCGCCCGCTGAATCAAATGGACGTCGCAGGCGCTATCGCCGACAAGTCGATCAACAAGCTGACCGGCAACCTGCAGCCGAACAGCTACGCCAATGCGCTGACCGACAAGACCGCAGCATCCGTTACCGGCATGAAGGGCGCCACGCTGGCCGGCACGATGGAGCCGGCGCAGCTGAACGCGTTGGAGTCCCTGCTGCTGGATGTGCAGCGCTCGGCGGCGGCAACGAACGCAGCGGGCGGGCCAGGGTCCGATACCGTCAAGAAGCTGGCCTACACCAACTTGCTGGATCAGGCGGGTATGCCGTCTTTCCTGCGCGAGTTCAAACCCGCTCAGGTTGCTGGCAACCTGCTGGGGCGAGGCGGTGATGCCATCTACGCCAGGACAAACAGGGAGATTGGCACCAGGCTGGCCGAGGTGATGCTAGACCCTGGGCAAGCGGCCGAACTGATGAAGCGCGCCACCCCGAAGCAGCAAAACGCCATCATGCAACTTGTGTCGCGTGGCGCATCAGGGCTGGCGATTGCGGCCCCAGCCTCGGCCAACGCGCTTCAGCAGTAGGCGTTTGAATGCGCCGTCCCGCATGTACTTCTGAACGGCCAGCCGGGCCGGCAGGCAGATCAGTCCAAACAGCACCAGCGCAGCGAACGGGCGAAGCACAACAGCGATAACCCAAGGCTCCATTTGTACCCCTAACCCACGCCGCGAGGCGCCGTAAAAATGACCGCAAGCCTTTCCGGGGTGTTTTCAACCCAGCAGTTCTCCGACGCCGGCTTGCCGGCATCGGGGTATCGACTCTACACCTATGCGGCAGGGACGACCACCCAAAAAACGGCCTATACCGATGCCGCCGAATCGGTTGCCCATACCTACACCTCCGATGGTTTGGGCGGGCAGTACATCGCGCTGAATTCCAGAGGCGAGCTGCCGGCGGGGCTGTATTTGACGGCAGGCGGCTATGACCTGGCACTGAAGACGGCAGCCGGGGCCACGGTGTGGACACGCAGCGCCGTGGGGTGCGCAGACTTTGCGACAGCGGCAGCACAGACTGCGACAGCAGCCTCGATCGCGGTGCTTGTCGCCGACATGGCTACCACATCGACTGCCGCCAAAGGCGCGGGTATGGTCGGCTACGGCCCGACGGTTGCCTACGCGGTGGGCACTGTCGGCGCTGAGGTGACCCAGTCCCAAAGCCAGGTAAAACACCTGTGGGCCAAGCTGCGCACGAACCAGACCGATGTGCGGATCATGGTGGTCGGCGACTCAACAGGCAACGCGACCACGGAGTGGGTCTACCTGACCGCGCAATGGCTTGCCACCAAATGCCCCACCCACACCGTCAAATATCGGCTGTGGGGCAGCGGCGACGGCAGCACCCAGGTTTGGGGCAGCTACAGCACGATCCAGACCGGCAGCGGCGCGACCCTGCCAGACACTGGGCAAAACACCATTTGGGTCGACAACGCCAGCATCAGCGGCATCAACCACTTCTACACACAGGGCGCGCGCGAATCGCTGATTTGGGACGGGTCCGAATACGACTTGGTCATCAGCAATTTTGGGCACAACCTCGGGACCGCGATGACCGAGGACATCGCACTGCCAGAGTGGATTTGTCACTTGTCGCATGTGCGTCACATGGCACCGCGGGCCGGGCTGCTGGTGACGCTGCAAAACCCGCGAACCAGCATCACCAGCGACATCAACACCAACGGCAGCGCCCAGTCCGCGCGGATGGTGATGGCATGGCGCAAGGCGGCCGACATGATCGGCGCAGGGTTGGTTGACGTTTACAGCCCGTACAAAGCCTTGGCCGATGCCAGCCCCTACATGGGGGACGAAACGCACCCCAATGACCTGGGGCAATCCACGATTTGGTTGCCAGCCGTGCAGCGCGCGATGGCAGAGCCTCGCAAGCTCGACGGCGTGATCCCGCAGATGGCGAACCCGCTGTCTGAGCAGCGGCCGAATTTCGCGCCAAACCCGCGATTCAGTCGGTGGACCGCCACCGCCCCAGATGGCTGGACGTTCACGAACTGCACTCCCGTCAAGAACGTGGGCGTCACAGAGGGCAGCCTGTACAGCCTGGAAGTGCAGATCACTGCAGGCGCAGACCCAAAAATCACCACCGACCTGACGGCCTACTTGGGGCACCTGA